GAAAATTTTCGACAAGATTATGGACAAAGCTCGTCCAACTTTTGAAGATGAGAAGCCAGTTAATGTCTTTGATCCATTCGAAGGTGCTGACTTTAAACTTCGTATGCGTAAGGTAGATGGTTATGCGAATTATGACCAATCTACATTTATGGATCCATCTGAATTGGCAGGTGGTGATGAAGAAAAGATGGTTGAGATTTTGAACAAATCTTATAAGTTGTCAGAGTTCTTAGATCGTAAAAACTTCAAATCTTTTGAAGAATTGTCTAAGAAATTGTCTGATGTTTTGGACGGAGAAGGTTCTTCAGTTAAATCTGCTGCTGCTTTAAGCGAAGATGAAGATTATACTCCACCAACTCGTTCTACTTCTACACCTGTAGCAAGCAAACCAGTTTCTGTTTCTAAAGCACCTGAGGTAACTGATGATGACGAAGATGTCATGTCTTACTTCCAGAAAATTGCTGACGAAGCATAATCGGTAAGTACCAAAAATTAAGGGGATCCGAAGATCCCCTTTTTCATTATGTAGCGTATCTACTTGAGATATAACTATTCATGGTAGAGTCTCTATTTCTAATTGGAGATCTCTGAGAAGCAATAGTATTATTGTTTACCACAGATGTTTGTGGAGCAGAAACAATATTTGTATTTCCACCACCATTACCACCTGAAGCATTTTCAGCCTTCATATCTTCATTTGATTTGGAAGCATTCATAACTCCCACTGATGTTTTCTCTGGTGTAGTAACAGACATCTTACCACCAGCAGCAACGAATGCTGTAGCACGAACCCAAGGGAAGTCATTAACAGCTTCCATCGCATCTTTAGGTACTTTAGCGAAAACTTCCATCGCCTTGCCGATTTGATTCAATCCATCTGCTGCCTGAGCGACACCTGGACCTGCTTTACTAATCTTTAATAGTTGTTCAACAGGACTATCGCCACCAATTGATAAGAAGTTACTTACTAGGTTTCCTAGACCAGCGATAGCATTTCCTGCAGCGAAGGCAACCATAGCAACTGAAAGAGCACCCAAAGCACCTGCCAGTTCTAAAATACCAGAGCCACTAATCTTAGATAATCTTTCCATACCATCGGCAAATTGATCCATTGCTGGACCAGCGATAGCCATGGCAGCTGCGAAAGGCAATAATGCTAATCCCATCGCACCAATTGCTGCAGCACCAAGAAGAATTAATGGGGCAGCAATACCAGCAACTGCTCCAATTACACCAAGACCAGTGATAGCAACGAATGCTTTACCAATGGTTTCCCAGTCTAAATCTTGGAACATTTCTAATGCTTTACCGACTACCCACAAAGCGCCACCAAGTAGTCCTAAACCAACAGCGCCCAAAGCGAGTTCTGCTACAGCTCCACCAGCAAGTGTACCAAGAGCAATTAGACCACCTAATGCTACACCACCTTTAATTATAGAACTCCATTCAACATCAGCGAATGTTTGTAGAGCCTTACCGACTACCCATAAAGCACCACCAAGAGCGATTAATCCTAAAGCAGATTTTGGACCATCTACCATTTTGGCAATGGCAACTAAACCAGCCAGAGCAACTCCACCTTTAAGAATAGATTCCCATTCTACTGATGCGAAATTTTGTAATGCTTTACTGATAATCCAAAGCGATGCGCCCAAAGCCAATAATGTTTTAGATGCATCTGAATCTTTTAACTTGTTCGTAGCAATAACTAAACCAGTCATTGCCAAAGCACCTTTAAATAATCCACCCCAAGTTACATGAGCAAATTCTTCAAGTGCTTTTGCAGTAATAAACAATGCAGCGGAGAATGCTAGTAGGTTCTTGGCAATACCACTCATGCCACTGAACATACCCTTACCGATTCCTCCGCCACCATTATCTCCACCTTCGCCTCCACCACCAGCCATTTTCTTAAGGGTTTCTCTTTGAACATCAAGAGATTCTTTTAGTGTGTTCGCGATAGATTCTAAAAATACTTCAGTCTTATTTTGTTTAGGATCTACATTATGTAGGTGTTCTGCTTTGAACAAAGATTGTTGCGCAGCTTCTGGATGTCCAGGATCATTTGCTGCGATACCAATGGCAGAAGTTGTTGGTGAGTTTTGTTGAATTATTACTGGAGCTTTATTTGCTTGTGCTTTTCTTCTCGGATCAAGTTCATTTAATTCTCCCTCAATCTTTAATTTTTCTTTCTGATCCTTTTTCTTTGGATCATATCCAGCTTTCATTTGTTCAAAGATTTTCTGTTGAACTTTTAATAGTTCTTCTTCTTTCTCTTTGATTTGCTCGAATCTTTTTGCTGCATCATCTTTGGCATATTCTTCGCCTTTGAGATTCTTCAGAGCAATTCCTCGTTTGGAGTTTGCTACTTCTGCAGTAATAAAATCTTGTTTCTCTTTGGCTCTTTCCTCACGCTTCTTACGAGCATCTTCTTCTGCAGCTTTTTCGTCTGCTTGTCTCTGCTCTCTGCGAGATAACATATTACCCAATGCTTGACTTGGGCTGTACTTACCAACTTTTAATCCAGTTGTGTCTTCAACTTTCTGAAACCAACTACCCTTCTTAATTTCATCCTGAGACTGTGTGCCAAGAAGAAGTTTTCTTAAACCAGATTGTTCAGCAATACCCTTTGGAATTGCTTTTGGTTGCATTGAGTTTAAACCAGCTTCACCCTGTTTTTGTAGGGTTTTGATATTTGAAACAATTGCTTTATTCAGATTTTGAAGATTTTCGTTGAGATCACCCAACATCTTTTTATCTTCAAGTTTTGTGGCTTGTGGTGTGCTATCAGCTTTTGCTTGTTTGTCTTTATTTTGGTTCTTAATCATCTCTTTGATTTCTCGAAGAGTTTTGACCTGCTCCATTATAACGACATTATTAAAATTGCTTGAGTTAGCTGCTTCTGCCATGTTTATCTCTTAAAATTTATTTTTGTTTTTCTGAGATTCTATTCTCTTCTTTTCTTCTTCCAAATACTGAATAAGCATTGCCACATAGATCTCTCTTTCGAAGGGAACCATATCTTCAATCTCTGTCAGAGAGTATTTGTGATACTGCATTAATGCGAAATTAGTCTTATAAAGATTACCTAAGTCCTCATGGCAGAGATTTACTAAAAAAAACTTTGGAGACCCTCCAGAGTCGTTTCGTTATGTGCTCCGCATGCTGGGCAATCAAATTCAACTTCTTTCGTAAATTTTGGAACAGTTGTAAAGAATTTTTCAATCTTATCAAACTGTTCTTTAGTCAAGTTCATAACAAAATCTTCTAATTCTTTTCTTGTCTGATCTTTGGCATGGAAAACTTCATCGCTAGAATAAACAGACTGAATACAATCAATAACAACATCCATAATGGCATTAATATCCTGCATATTACCTTCTGCCTTCTTAAAGGTTTCAAGGTTTGGATATTTCATAATAACACCAACTTCACCAAACAAGTGAATCTTATTTGTGTGGTTAGGATCCCTAATAATAGGAATTGTTGTCAAATCGATACTCATTTTATATGAGTTCTTTTCTTCTTTACAATGTTGGCAGTTGAAAATCAATTCAACAGTTTCGCCAACAGACTTAGCACGGATTTGAGTAAACAGATACTCAACATCAAACAAAGCCAAATCGTCAAGATTAATTGTCTCTTGAACACAAGATTTGATTACTTCTTTTAAAGTAGCTACTTGTGTTTTTGCATCATCACTTTGTTGAGCAAGTAACAATGCTTTTTGTTCTCTAACTAAGAATGGTCTAAATGTTACATGCTGTCCAGTAGAAGGGATCTCTACGCTGTAGACAGCGGTATTCATTTTTGGTAATGCCATGGTATTATTCTCCTTTATTCATCTTATCGATCAATTTGTTCAATTCACTTGTGCTACCAACAAAGATAGCATTATTTGTGACGCTTTTAGCTCCGCCAGTAGGCTCGTCTAGTTTCTGTTTCTGTTGATGTAAATCCATCAACTGAGTATTAATATCTGCAACCTGTTTCATCAGATTACCAACAACTTCAAATGCTCTAGGATGCTCAGACTGTTTTGCAACTGCCAAAGCAGCATCTAGTGCTGTTTGTCCCTTCGTCAACAAGTCGAGAAGATTCGCTCTGGTTTTATCATAATCAGATTCAATCTTCTCTTCTTGTTTCTCAATAATTTCGCCAGTTTCTGTAACTATTTCACCTGTTACCTTTTCAATTGGCGCTATATTAAAGATCTCGCTCAAATTATCATCAATTTTCATTTTATAAGTCGTTTCGAGTATTTCTCATTGGTGGGTCAGAAGGATCCAATGCAACAGGAGCAGTTGGGGTAACACTATTTATTGGGGTTGGAGCAACTGGCGCTGTTGGAGTTGGTCTTGACATAACTGGAATTGGCGCTGTTGCAACTGGGGCTGACATTGTTGGTGCTGGGACTGGCGTAGATACGCTAGGTGTTGTTGGGAAGGTTGAAGTGCTGGTTGATGGCATCGCCAATCCGCCATTGTTTGCTCCATTTAATTTCTCCTGTGTTCTGCCGTAAGCAGCGATACCTAGAACAGCACCCATAGCCACATGAAATAAACCTGCACCTTGTAATGTCAATGGTTGCCACTGTGTTTGCACTGAACCATGACCAACTGTTTGTACGATACTCCATAAAATTGGAGCAATCATAAAGTCAAATGTACAAACACACATGTACATCCAACCCATCATTGGACGCCACTTACTGTTCATCCAATCTTCTTTTTTCTTTTCGCTTTCGCTTTTTACTTCTTCTGCCATTTTTTACTCCGTTACCAGTTTCCACCAAAGCCACTCAAATCTCCCAATGGATTTCCAATGTTGAAGTTTTGACCACCTTGATTTAACGCTGTATTTAATAATTGATTTGGGTTTGAATTCAAATTGCTTGCCAAATTTGCTTGGAAAGAATTGAAGTTTGACAAATATTGCTGAGGAATTTGTTGAATTTGGTTTATATCGCCAGCAATAATTTGTTCACCTGGAGATAAACCAAGTGGGTTTGATGTAGTAGGTTGTCCAGATGTATCGCCAATTGGGATTGTCATATAATCCCAATATTTGTATACCATACTAACGGACATCTTCATCAAATCTTTTGAAGCATAATCCATTTGAATTGAGCCGACAGACTTTGGCCATGCTTCATATAATGTGTATTGGAATCTGGTATTATCTTGTGTATCTTGTGTAAGAATCTGCATCTGTGGGCAGATATATTCGTTATAATATCTTTGAGTTCTTCTATCTCCATACTGAACTGATTTAGCCCATGCGTTAAAATATGCCAATAAATGCATATTTGAATCTACATAAAATGAGAATGTAATTGGATCGTATTTAAATTCAGTTGGCGTTTCGCGAACTTCGCCATAAACTCTATTCTCAACTGTGTTTACTGTAATTCCTGGTAATTGAACTTGGTCGCAGAAAAGAAGTAGTTGATTAAATGGAGTGATGCCATCGGTATTTAAAATTGATGGGAGATTGATAACAACAGAGAATCTGTTTGTTCTTGCCATCCCATTGGATGCTCCAACTGAAGCTACGAAATCGCTAATTTTCATCTCTGTCTTGCCTTAATTGTTGACTCTTGCCAAACTTCTTGTTTAGTTGCTTTCACAAATCGTTCGACTGGTAACATCATAGCTGTTGCCCAATTATCTGCAGTTACATTGACCAATGGTGATCTTACATGATTCACCAGATATCTTTTAACACAAGGTTCAGCTATTTTAAATTTCGAAACACCATCAATCAAACCCCATGAGTACTTCAACTTTGTTGTAGCATCCCACTTATCATTATTGGCAAATACCAACAAACGATCCATCAGGGTAAGTCTTAATTTGTGTGGAAGGTAGTGCATGTTTAAACCAAGCCAACCATCTTCCAGTTTTCTAAATGGAAACACCAAAGGAAACCTGTCGTAATAAGGTAATTCCTTCTTTAACTTTGGATCATAAAAGTACATGTACAACTTTCCAGGCATAATAGAGTTTGGACTCTTAACATCCTTTGGGTCGTTGTTTATGATCATGTTTGGTGTGATACGCTTCTTACTCAAAAGAGTAACTTGCTGTTCAAACCAGACTTTAGACTTTTTCGCTATGTTTTTATCGTAGCGATATTTGTTGTAAATGTCTTGTAATTCTGATTTCTTAGTGGCCATATAAGTATATTTATACTCCTAATTCATGTTCTGTGAGGATAATAAACTCCCATCCACGATCTTTGGCATATGCCTTTGCAGCTGTCCACTTAGATTGATTTTTGATATAATCCAAGGATTCTTTGATATAACGCTGAGTTTGGCGTCCAGGATACACAGGTGGAATTGTCTGTTTGGCTGGTTTAATTTCAACCAAATAAGTCTTCAATGCCCCATTTTTCTCTTTAATTTGTATCTGAAAGTCCACATAATATCTGTGAATACGATTATCCGTACCACATCGGTATGGTATTATGGTTTCCTCTGAAATCCACTTAACAATACTTGGATTTACATCACACCAATTGGCAAACTTGGTTTCCCAAGAAGATCTCATAATAATATTGGTTGGATCTCCAGCGTATTTTTGTGGGTTTGTTGGTGTAAACTTTCTTTTATGGAACATAAATATACTATAAAATCTAATTAACATATTTAGAGAGATTTATGGCAGACGACTCTACCCAATCCCCAGCCCCTTCTAAGGATCTAAATCCAACGAGAGGTGCTGCAACGACATTTAGCGCATCGCAGTATAACATCGATCAGTTTCAATACCCGAACGATTTGTACAGCAACAACAATGTTTATGGTGGAAACTATGTCATTTTCTATGTTAATGTGGCTGAAGATTCAAGAATTTTAACTGTTAATGGCGAACCAACAGTTGATCCATCGCTTGTTCCTCCAAGATTACGAGGCGACTTGGTTGCTCAAAATTTCAATGCTGCTCAGACAGAAGCAGGTGCTGCAGCTCCAGGAGCAATTGCTGGTGCCGTTGCTGGTGGAGCAAGTGGAGCAGGAAAAGGTATTCAAGGTGTAGCGAAAGGTGCATTGAAGGGAACTGCTATTGGCGGTGCTCCAGGATTCCTTGGTGCTGCCACTGTTGCTAATGCCACTAAAGATGCCAACGGAAATGTTAGAATGGGTCGTCAACAGAAGCGACTACAGAAAGCAATCGCACTGCATGTTCCAAACAATTTAAGTATTTCCTATAATGCGCAGTGGGACGCTGAAGATACAGCAATGTTTCAGATGGGTGCTGTTGCTGGTGAAGAAATTACAAAAGCATTCTCTCAAGATGGCGCCAAAAATACTCAGGCGAGCGGTGTCGGTGCAATTTTAACAAGTCTGGCATTATCAAAAGGTCCAGCAGGAGCAGCTCTTTCTGCTGCATCTGGACTGGCGGCAAACCCAAAGAAAGAAAACTTATTCAAGTCTGTTGATTTTAGAACATTCACTTTCAACTACAAGTTTTTTCCAAGAGATGCTGGTGAAGCAAATAATGTGATGAACATTATTAAAGAATTTAAAGTTCACATGCATCCAGAGTACAAAGATAGCAACAACTTTGTGTTCATTTATCCTTCAGAATTTGATATTTACTACTACAATAATGGTTCTGAAAATCTAAACCTGCACAGACATACATCCTGTGTATTAACTCATATGAATGTAAACTACACTCCAAATGGAATGTTAAATACATTTGACAACGGTATGCCAACACAAATTGATGTTGAGATGACCTTTAAGGAACTTTCTATCCTTACGAAAAAAGAAATTCTGGACGGATTCTAAAATGTACTTCAGATCAATGCCAAACATTTATTATGATTTTCCTGATAAAAATGGACAACCAACTCTAAAGATTCTTAAGGACATTACAACAAATGTCCGAATCATTCAGGAGGTTCTTGAGAATGTAACAGTATATGATTACTACGACATTCTTGATGGTGAAACAATGGAGATTATTTCAACCAAAGTTTACGGAACACCAAACTATCATTGGTTATTAATGTTACTCAACGATATCTACGATTATCGTAATGATATGCCAATGACATTTACCCAATTAGATGATTATATCTCCAAAAAATATAATAACAAATTCACCTTCACATCAACAGAATGGTCTTATACACAAAATGAAGCCGAAACTGTTAGTACTGTAACAATACAAATACCTAACCATGGCTTGCCATATGGTACTAGTATTATTGTCGAAGGTGCTACTGCTGGATCTAACCCACCGAATGGTTCATTCGTTGTTAGTGATGCTGATGTAAATGCGATTAGTTTTACAACAACAAATATTATTCACGGAACTCCTGGCGGAACTCTAACGATATACGCAACTATTACTCAGAATGCGATTCATCATTTTGTTAATGCTGCTGGTTTTACAATTAATTCTGATGATCCAGGAGCAGAAGCTGTAACGAATTATGATTACGAGGTTTCAGTAAACGAATCTAAACGAAGAATTAAACTTGTCTCTAAGAATGTATTAGATACGCTTGCTAAACAATACTCACAAATGTTTTAATAATGGCAACTACTACTGAATTTGATAACCCTTCCTCAGCTGAGTTAAGATTAGCTGGCGATATAAACATTGAAGCAATTGTTGTTGTTTCTTTGTCAAATGGCACAACTTTTGATATTAAGAATCAAGTTTTAACAGTTCAAATATTTGAAGATATGTTTTCGCCATTTATAACTGGTTCTGTTATTGTTAAAGATGCACTTGATTTGGTAAGTAAGCTACCTTTCGTTGGACAAGAGTATATCGATCTTAAACTTTATACGCCAACTTATGACCAGTCTCTAGGTGATGATGGTATTATTCAAGGTAGATTTTATATTTACAAATTGACAGAAAGAGAATATTATGCAGAAAAAGGTGTTGGTTATCAATTACACTTTATATCTGCCGAAGCTGTAACTGATTTAAACATTACACCAAGCAGAGCATTTAGCGGTAAAGTGTCAGACATTACAAAACTAATTGTAAAAGATAAGATGTATCTGAATACTGATAAGTTATTCACTGTTGAGGATACTAAAAACAGTACCAAATTTATCTCTAATTTCTGGCCACTTACAAAATCTTTGAAATACTGCTGTGAGCATGCGATTAATCCGTTTGGAAGTTGCACATATTTGTTCTTTGAGAATAGACAAGGTTTTAATTTCGTTTCATTGGATTATCTGAACGATCAGGATCCAATACAAACATTCAGAAACGGAACTACCCAAGATGATATCAAATCTTCTGGTGGATCGACTCGTGTTATTGCCAGAGATTTTCAAAAGGTTTTAGAATTATCAGTTCCACATAGTTTTGACTATATTGATAGAGTTAGACATGGAACATATTCTTCAAAATTAACTGGTCACGATTTAACAACCAAACGATATACAGTTGTGTTCTACGACTATCTTAAAAAGTTTGGCGAAGGTAAAGAAACAAGATTAAATAAGTTCCCAATTACAACTGATGAAGTAGCTGCTCGTGTAACTGCAATTGGTCTTGTTAAAGAAACAGAAGTTCAGAAGTTTACTGGGTTCGGTGAAGTCAGTGATATTAAAATTGTTCAGGATAGAATATCCAGAATGAAACAGGCTGAATCATTTAAAATACATATTAAAGTAAAAGGTAGAACAGATTATACAGTTGGTAAGAAAGTTTATGTTGATGTGAATGTTCCATCACCAACAGCATCTTCAGATGTTCAAGACGATATAACTGATAAAATGTTTAGCGGAAATTATTTAATTGCTGCAATTAACCATGTAATAGACAGAGAAAAACATGAATGTTTCATGGAATTGATTAAGGATACACTAGTGTTTGATTTGAAGACAGGAAAAACATCATGAACTTTTTTACAGGTGTAGTTGAGAACCGAGACGATCCATTACAGATTGGTCGTTGTCAAGTTCGTATTGTTGGTTTGCATACTGACGATAAAACAAAACTACCAAC